TAATCCACTGCAGCATTCAGAAGAACCTCCAATAGGATTTAAGATAGATTTCTGGAATCCTTTGGAAGAACCTATTAAAGTTAGCTTGGAGATATAATGAAAATACATAGTCTTAATATTTTTAGATCTAAACAAGAATCCTTTCTTTGTCAAAGAATTGATCAATCTAAAAATCTGTGGCCTATTACTTTAATCTTTTCTAATAAAGATGCAATGGGGGGTGCAATATCTATTCATCTAAAGAATGAAGCTCAGTTAATAGATTTTGTAAATTCAGTGAATAATGAGTTTAATCAGTATAAACAATTAAAGGAAATTTTTAAGGATAGCAAAAAATAACTATATTCAAATTTTAAACAAAGGAAACCATGAGCTCACTTCTTAAAATAAAACAAGAAGCAGAAAAGATCCGAAAAATGTATGAGGAGGATCCTAGAAACGCTACCTTTAATAGTATCATTCACGGGCCTATTAAGGTAGGAAAAACATCTCTTCTCAGAACTTGCCCTAAGCCTGTCCTTGTGCATTCTTTTGATCCAGGCGGGACAGATGTGCTTAAAGATATGATAGCAACTGGGGAGATTCTGGCCGATACTCAGTATGAATCTGAGAATCCTTTTAAGCCTAAAGCTTGTAGACTCTGGGAGGATTCTTTCAACTATCTATATCAAAAAAACTTCTTCAATCATATAGGAACTTTTGTCATAGATAGTATGACTACCTGGGCGCAGGTTATAATGTATGAAGTTATTCGAAGAGCGGCTCTTAAGAAGAAGGATCGTAATCCAGGAGAAGCTCCAAGAGAGCAAGATTGGCTTCCTCAGATGGCTTTTATTGAGAATTATATGAGGAAGTTTCTATCCCTTCCTTGTAACTGCATATTACTAGGACATAGCGACCAACCTAAAGACCGAGAGGGAAATGCGACAGGAGATCTTGGAATAATGATTACTGGAAAACTTCGGGAGAGAGTTCCTGCACTTTTCAGTGAAATTTATTATCTCAGAATGAAAGATTTTAAAGCTGAGACCCGAGAATTATTAGTTAAACCAGTCTATGGTATCCAGGTAGGCACAAGACTTGGTAACGGAGGTAAATTAGATAAGATAGAGGAACCAGATATTAAGAAGATTATGAAAAAGGTAGGATTAGATGCTTCGGATAAGCCACTAATTCATGAGTTAGAAACAGAAACAGAAACAGAAACTAAAATTTAATAGGAGATATTATTATGAGCTCATTTCTTGACCTTACAGATGCAAAAATGGAAGATGCAGTAGAACCTAAAGCAGTTGATGATGGAGAATATACTTTAAAGCTGGTAGATTGGATGACAACTGATTCTGGAGATATTACTCGAATGAATGCAAGTGGTAATCCTTATATCATGCCTATTTTTGAAATTATAGAGTGTGAAGAAGCTACTTATGCCAAAAATATTTCTCATTATCTGCCGCTTCTTCATGAAGAGATGGATAAGAAAGATCGAAATGCAACTCTTTGGAAATTAAAAGAGTTCTTTGAAGCTCTTGGGGTTGATTATACTCAACGAATTGACTTTGAGGATCTGATCGGAAAAACAACTGATGCTCTGCTCACAGTACAAGATAACGCAGATTTTGGGGAGCAGAATAATATTAAGAGGTTTGTTGCAGGTCGTTAATTCTTCATTCAAATTTTAAACAAAGGAAAATCATATGAAACGGTTAAGGTTGTCTATAGATCTAACTCAGGAACAGTCAGATTTCCTGACAAAACTCCCATTCGGTTGGAGACAGCAGATTTATAGCGCCTTAACCGATATGATTATAGATATGACAGAGAATCATGGAACTAAATCTCTGTCATACATCATATCTCAAAGAATTAATCTAAATGATTATTTTGCCTCAAAGGATTAGATATGGATATAAGTTCTTTACATAAAAGTATATCTGAGTTTACAAAAGATGAGCTTAAGGCGCATATTAGAAATATTAGAGATCTTAGAAGACAGTTTATAGAAGTTAAAGTAAAGACTCCTAAAAAGGGTGTAAAAGGACAGAAAAAAATAATAGTGAAACCTGATATCTCAAAGCTTAGCCAAAATGAAAAACAGATTTTATTACAAAAACTCTTAAATATAAAGGAAAAGAAGAATGGAAAGAGGTAATGTGGATTTAGATACTAAAATTAGTCAAATAGAACTTAGAGATATAGCATTATCTCAAATAGAGGTTGGAAAAAGGTTTAGAGAAGATCTCGGAAACCTAGAAGCTCTCGCAGCATCTATAAATAAAGATGGTCTTATACAACCTTTAGCTGTTCAGAAGAATTCAGAATCCGCTGAGCTTCCGTATAAACTTGTAGCAGGTGGAAGACGTTATGCGGCTCTTAAGCATCTCTGTGAACAGAAGGGCCAGAAAGAGGTTATATCTTGTAGATTTTATCCAGAAGAATTATCAGAACTTCAAACACGAGTTTTAGAATTTGCCGAGAATCTGTATCGAAAAGACTTTACTTGGCAAGAAGAGTGTAATCTTAAAGAGCATATTCAAGATCTCCAACAGCGAATTCATGGAGTAAAAACGTCTACTGCAAAAGACGCTCCTGGATGGACTCTGCAAGATCTCTCAGACATGACAGGAAAATCAAAGGGATCTTTATCAGGTGATATTAGTCTTGCAAAGCTGATGAAGAATGCTCCAGACATTAATTGGGGTAAATTTAAAACTAAAAATGATGCTCAGAAAGCTATTAAGCATGTTAAGAAAGTCATACAGCAGAAAACTGATGCTAAGCAATTTCAAAAAACGATGGGAGAAGGAGATAATAAGCGAGTTAAGCTTATAAAATCTTATCATGTAGAAGATTTTTTTAAGGGAGTTCAGAAGATTGGTGATTCTACTATGGATTTTATTGAGATTGATCCTCCGTATGGAATAGATCTTGAGAAACAAAAAAGGGATTATTCTTATACAGGTTATAATGAGATAGATAAAAAGGATTACCCGGATTTTCTAAAAAACCTCCTCGCTGAATGCTATAGAGTTCTAAAACCTAATCGCTGGTTAGTCTGCTGGTTCGGCCCTGATCCTTGGTTTGAGATTCTTCATGATATTCTTATTGATATAGGTTTTAAAAATAAAAGAATTCCTGCAGTATGGGTTAAGGGAGCTTCTGATGAAGATGGAGTTAATACTATTTCAGGTCAGACTATGCAACCTAACCGAGATCTGGGAAAGGGTTATGAGATGTTCTTCTTCGCCAGAAAGGGAGTTCCAGAGCTAAATAAACCTGGATCTGTAAATGTATTTAACTATAAACCTATAACAGCTCAGCTGAAGGTACATCCAACTGAACGCCCAGTAGAACTTATAAAAGATATCCTGAATACTTTCACATTCCCAGGCGCTAATGTATTAGTACCTTTTGCAGGAAGTGGTAATACTATGATAGCCGCAGCTCAGAATAAGATGGTTTCTATTGGTTTTGATTTGAGTCAGGAATATTTTGAAAGTTATATAATTAAGATTCATAAGAATTTTTAATATAATCTTCATTCAAATTTTAAACAAAGAAAGGAGGGAACTTGCAACTTCCTAAATCGCATACAACAGTTCCACCTTCTCAAAATATAGGAGCGCCTTATGTAGGAGTTGGAGAACAGCCAGGACGTGAAGAGGTAAAACGTAGACAAGTCTTCGTAGGACCTGCGGGAAAAGAGTTAGATGATTGCTTAGGGGTTGCGAATATCAGCAGACCTCTGATATATCTAACTAATATTATAAAAGATCTTGATAGACCTATTAATTCTTATATTCAACTTTATAATAATTCTAAATTATTATCTGAGCCTATTATAAGTGATAGAGGAAAAGAATATATAGAATTTCTCAAATGGGAGTTATCTAAAACTTCTGCTGAATATTTCTTAGCAATAGGAGGGATAGCTCTTTTTATTCTAACAGGTAGAATTGGAATAACTAAATGGAGAGGTAGTTTATTAGATTGTACTTTAATTCCTGGCAGGAAAGTTATTCCTACAATACATCCTGCTACTATAATACCTCCAAAGAATAATTTTCTAAACAGAAGACTTCTTATATTTGATCTTAAACGATTAAGAAGTCTTACAGAAAATCTTACAGTTCCAACAGAAAGAGTATATGAACTTGAGCCAAGTTTTGAAACTATAATAAAATTCTTAAATTTCTGTCGTGATAAAGGTCTTTCTGGAAGTAGAATTAGTTATGATATTGAAGTTTATATGAATCGAAAATATAAACAGATAAGTTGTATTGCTTTTGCAGTAGATCTTCAATCAATCTGTATTCCATTTGCTGATCATCTTGGAGATTATTTTACAATCGCACAAGAAGCTGAAATCTGGCAAATCATCGCAGAGATATTAGAAGATTCTAAAATTAAAATCTGTGGACAGAATCTCATCTTTGATAATCATTTTCTTCTCCGCACATATGGAATTAGAACTACTAACATAGATGATACTATGATAGCTCAGCAGATGATTATGGCTGATTATCCTAAGGGATTAGATTTTATCACATCCATCTGGACAGATCATCCTTATTATAAAGCTGATGGTAAGGCATTCTTTAAAGGGGGTGGACAGTATTATAAGTTCTGGAAATACAACGCAACTGATGCTTTGATTTGTGACGAGGCTTTTCCAAAGCAGCGAGAAGAGCTTGTAAAACTGGGTATTATAGAAACTTATAATAATCAGATTGCTCTAATAGAACCTCTGGTATATATGATGGAGAGAGGTATTAGAGTTGATATAACCGGAATGGAAGCTGCTGATCAGGATCATAAGAAACAGCTGATAGAAGCTCAAGAGGAGCTTGATACTATTGTAGGAAGACCTCTTAATGCAAAAAGTCCTAAGCAACTTAATGAATATTTCTTTATTGAAAAAGGAATAACTCCTTATAAAGCTAAAGGAAAGACTACGTATAATGATCTGGCAATGAAAAGATTAATTCGTAAGGGATGGAAAGAAGCTAAGATCATTCAAAGAATTAGAAAACTTACGAAACTTAAATCTACCTATCTTGATATTACTAAAATAGATGCAGATAAGCGTCTTAGATGTTCTTATAATCCTGTAGGAACTCGCTATAGTCGTATATCTTCGAGTAAGAATCTCTGGGGAAGTGGTACAAATCTTCAAAATTTTCCTCATCATATCCAAGACTTTCTAATTCCCGATCCAGGTTATGCTTACTATGCCTTTGATCTTAGTCAAGCTGAGAATAGAATTGTAGCATATGTAGGGGATATTCTAGAAATGATTCAGTGCTTCGAGACTGGTGAAGATGTACATGCTAAATCTGCTCGAATGATTATGAAAACTTATTACGGATCTGGATATAATTCAGAAAAGATTAGTGTTGAAGATCCTGCTCCCATAGGCGATGGAACTCAAGAATGGCGCTTTTGGGGAAAAAAGGCAAATCATGGCTTCAATTACGATTGGAGTTATAAGAACTTTGCATTAGCAAATGAGCTTCCAGAGAGTGATGGTAAGTTAATCTATACTGCTTATCATAATCTTTATCCAGGAGTTCAGCAATCTTTTCATACTTATGTTCGTAAGTGTCTTCGTACTACAAGAATTCTTAAAAATCTAATGGGACGAAAGACTGTCTTCTTAGGACCTTTGACAGGAAGAAACGCTGACAAAACTTTTAAGGAAGCTTATTCTTGTATTCCTCAAGGAACTGTGGGAGATATAGTAAATAAAAAAGGAATAAATTATATCTATTATAACCAAGATTTATTTAAACCTATAGAACTTTTAAGACAAATTCATGATGAGATTGATTTTCAGATTCCTATAAACATAGGCTGGAAAGAACATGCTAGAATGCTTAAGCTTATAAAGAGCAGTCTTGAGATACCTCTAACAACTCATAATGGAAGAACTTTTACGATTCCTGCTGACTTAACCCTGGGAAGAACTTTGAATAAGGATAATAAGAAAACAAGTATTCATATAGATTTCACAGGAGATCTTTCTGATAATCTTAAAACAAGTTGGGAAAAAATTAATAATGCCTAAGAGAATTTGTGATAACTGGCTTAAAAGCTACGTCCACTATTGCCATGATTCAGAACCCCCCACAAAGTTTCATGAGTGGATGGGAGTTTCTGTTATATCATCGGCTCTTCAACGAAAGTGTAGATTAAACTGGGGATCACTGGTCTTCTATCCTAACTTCTATCTGGTTTTAGTAGCTCCTGCTGGAAAGGCTCGTAAGGGAACTGCTATGTCTTTTGCTCGAAAGTTTATTGATAAGATGAATATATCTCTTATTAGTGATACTACATCTCTTCAAGCTCTGATTAGAAGAATGAGTGAGAGTACCTATACAGAAGAATCTTCTGAGGAAGGTTATTTTGAAAGCCACTCATCTGTTACAGCATTTTCTCCCGAACTTGCAGTCTTCTTAGGTTTTGCAAATAAAGAGTTAATTTCAAATCTCTGTAACTTTTATGATTGCTTAGATCTATTTCGTTATGAAACTATTTCGAGAGATGTAGAGGAAGTTATAGGAGTGTTTCTAACTCTCATAGAAGCGACTACTCCGAATCAAATTAAAGAAACAATGTCAACTGAAACAATTGGAATAGGTCTGACCAGTAGAATTATCTTTATATATGAAGAGCGAATAAAGAGACGAATTGTCTGTCCCTTCTTTACACTTTCTGAAGAAGGTTTAGCTCTTGAAAAAG